TTGACGCCCCCCACCCCGACTACAACGCAGGGTAACAAAATGATCAACTACACAGCAATCGCACAGGGCGCGATGGCCGCAGCGAAGAACAACTACGAAGACTGGGGGCACTGGTGCGTCGAGTGCAACGCCATTGACGAAATGGCAGCTGATTATGAACGGCAAGGTGTTAAGACCTTGAAAGCTGCCATCGCTTTGGAACGCACCGTTGGCGAAAGCCTTAACGACCGCCAGCGCGATTGCCGCGAAGACTAAGGGCGTGGGGCGGGGAATGCGTGGCTACGGCCACGCTTCTTCGTGGGCTATGGTTCGACATCATGCTAGGTCCTCGGGTTTTGATTCGCGTACCAGTGTTCTCTGATCTCTGGTGACTGGTAGCTTCAGACATTGTTAGTGCTACCGGCTTGAAATACCGCGTAAGTTGTTGTTTTGTATGTTGTTCTTTATCCTAGTAGCACTGGTAGCATTTATTTTTATTTAATAAGAAAAAAATAATATAGAAAAAAGCTGAAGTGAAGAATAAAAGCAAACCGTGGCGCCCCCTGCCCAGTGGCCGTCAGCGTGCGTCACTGCCGTTGTGCCAAACGCCCTATAACAACCCAAACCCGTAGTGCTACTGCTACCAGTGCTACCAGCAGACGGCAAAAAGATATCCATACTGATAAAACTGCAAGAAAAAGACCCCAAATGGGGACCGAAGACCAAAAATCGAGGATCCGAGATCTGTGACAGAGAACGGAGATCAGAGACAGAGCAACGAGTTCTGTCCTCTTCGTTCTCTGTCGATATGACTCGACGACGCTCGATATCGGCCCGTCGGAGTCGAGGTCGAGTTCAACTTCGAAGAGCAACGACTTCGATCTCGTTCGTTTTCCTCGAATTAAGCCCCAAGGACTTCGACCTCTGCTCTCCGTTCCTCGACCTCGACTCTCAGGTCTTCGTCATCGCTCTCGACTTCGCTTTCCGATCTCGGTCGTCCACCGTCGGTCCTCGCACGAAATGCGCGGCCAAAAAAGCGGCTGGCCGGTTGCCCGGCCAGCCTGTTAGGTTAGGTTGCGTTAGGGTCCACGTTAACCAACCAACCGCGGCGTATTAGGTAGCTAACAAACTTTAGGTTAGCTGCAAGCGGTGCAACGGCTGGGGTTGTGCCTGCTTTGGCATGGTGCAACAGCTGGCCAACATTGCAGCCTGCTGTTATACCGGCTTTAACAGCCTGCCAGCATACTTGGTTATGGTCCGCAGTTGCGTTATACGCTTTGGCAACCTTAAGCGTATGGTTATGCGCAACACCTTTTGGCAGGTTGCGCGTAATGGCTTGCCGTTGTTCAACCGTTAACGCAGCGGTAAGCGGTGCGGCTTGCGCCGGCTTTGCTTTGGTAGGCATTTGTTTTGTTACCCTGTTTTACTAGTAGCGTTATTGCTACGGTTAAAATGTTAACCCATGTTAGCCTTGGTTGCAATACAACATTGACATGGTAGCCAGGCTGTTTATGTTTGGCTGGTTGCCTGCTAGGCGTACTGTATGCTTGTACAGTGTTTGGGCTTGCTGTGTTTATGTACAGTAGTTTGTGCTGGCTGTACGTCCATACAGTACTGTACGTCCATACAGTACTGTATAAAAAAACAGGCCGGGGGTGGGGTACCCAACTTGGCACGCTTTTTGCTGTCTCCTCTTTCTCCATAGATAATCTCTCGATTTGGATTTGGGAAGTGAAGGTGAACTCTAACTCTACAACCAGAGACCCGAGCGTAGAGTTCCTAGAACCCAGAACAAAGCATTGCAATCTACGCACGTGTGAGCGTATAATGGCCAAATGGAAAAACGAGTTGAATTTATCGAAGCATCGGAGTTCGAAGACCTCCCCGAAGAGGAGCGCGCAGAAGGCGTTTTAGAGGTCCTCTCAAGATCCAATGCTAAGGTGGTCCGCATTCCGCGCTCAAACCGTGTTTCACGGGAGCAAGTGGTAGGCGCGTTCGAGTCAGTGTTTCAGATGATAGGAGGCGTACCGCGCTTCGCTCTCTGGGCTGACGCGAACCCCACTGAGTTCTACCGTCTTTACGGAAAGCTACTGCCTCAGTCCTCCATGCAAATTTTGGACGGAAAAGCCGAGATGGTAGTCCGCCATGTCCTCCCCCCGCCCCGGAATGGCTCCGCCCCCTACCCGGTGGACGAGACAGAATGAGCGGATTGCTGCCAGTCCAGCCTATACTGGTCCCCCACGATTTGGGGCAGTACCGGTTGATGGAGGACTGGCGGTATAAGCTGGTGGACGAGTTCGGGAAGTTCCTAGAACACAGAACCGTGTTCTCTGGGTTTAAGTACGACGGTGCGAGCATCCCGCGGTTCTTTTGGCGGGTCATTGGAGGGCCGTTCAGACCTGAGTATATGTTACCCGCGCTCGAGCACGACGAACTCTGCAAGAAGAAGCCGCGCACGAGCGCCATAGCTGCGATGCACTTTTATCAGCGGCTCTTGGCGAACGGCGTAGGCCAAAAGACAGCTTGGACGATGTACAAGGCTGTTCTCTGGATGGGGCCTAAGTGGTGAAGGTAGTACAGGTACCATATGAACCACGTGACGTCCACATGCCGTTCCATACGCGAGAGCAGCGGTGGGCGGTCGTTGTAGCGCATCGGAGAGCTGGTAAGACAGTCGCCACAATTAATGATATAGTCAGTCAGGCCCTGTACACCGACAAGGAAAATGCGCGTTATGCTTACATCGCACCGTTTTACTCACAGGCCAAACAAATCGCGTGGGACTACCTCAAATACTTCACAAGAGACGTCGCCTCTAAGACGTCTGAGTCAGGGCTCAACGTCGAGCTTTTCAATGGCGCTCGCGTTACTCTCTATGGTGCTGATAATCCCGACGCTCTGCGGGGCATTTATCTTGACGGCCTTGTTCTTGACGAGTACGGGGATTGTAAACCTAATTTGTGGACGGAAGTTCTCCGAGCTACCCTGGCGGATCGAAAAGGATGGGCAACGTTCATCGGAACCCCCAAAGGACTGAACCACTTTTATGACGTCTGGGAGCTTGCGCGCGCCAACCCTAACTTTTGGTACACGACGCGGATAAAGGCCAGCGAAAGCGGCATTTTGGACCCCGGCGAATTGGCGGAAATGAAAGCCACCATGTCAGAGGAAGAGTACGAGCAAGAAATGGAGTGCTCGTTCCAAGCTCCTCGCCGTGGGGCGTATTTCGCTAAAGAAATAGTCGCCATGGAGGAAGATGGACGCTTGGGAACTTACCCCCTGGACTTGCGGCGTGAGACTCACTACGCGTTTGACCTAGGTCGTAAGGATAGTACCGCGGTCTGGGGGTTCCAGAACTTGGAGCGCGTGCGGTTCCATACGTTCTTTGAGGAAGAGGGGCGTGATGCTGGGTATTTCTGCGACTGGTTGTGGCACCAGAAGATGCGGGGCATACACGTCGGCAACATATGGCTACCCCACGACGCAAAGCAGGAACATTTCGCTACGGGTAAATCCACGAAGAGCGTGTTCTTGGAAAGGGGCTTCATACCGCGAATTATCCCTAAGTTCTCGATAAACGAGGGCATACGGATAGTCCGCAGAGTACTTAAGTACAGCGAAATTGATGCGCAGGAGTGCAAAGAGGGGATTTTAGCCCTGCGCTCCTATCGTCGAGAGTTTAATGAAGAGCGCAAGGTTTTCATAGAAAAGCCTGTGCATGATTGGTCGTCTAACCCTGCTGACGCGATGCGGTACGCCTGTACCGTCGCCGAGAAAATAAGGGAAGAGGAAGCTCCACCGCCTCCGGAAGAAATGTACGCTCGAACCTTACACTATGGGTTTACCCTGGAAGAACTTTGGGAGGATCGCGGAAACGCGAACACTAGCAGATGGTAAAAGACAAGAACTTTTGGAGCGAACAGCTTACCAACTTCAACAAGTGGCAGGATGAAGCTCATGTACACAGCCAAGGCGATAAAGCGATTGCGCGCTATAACGACAAGCGCGGCGTTGAGTTTGGAAACGCCAAACGCAAGTTCAACATGTTCTGGGCGAATGTCGGCCTTTTACGAGCGTCGCTTTACGGAAACCCGCCTCACCCTGAAGTCAACCGGACTAACCTGGACCCTGAAGACGATGTCGCACGGGTTGCCTCTGAGATTGTCGAACGTAATCTTAAGCGGGACTTGCAACGACCGACAGGCGACATGGACGTGGCGTTCAAGAACGCCGTCGAGAACCGGATGGTCCCCGGGATGGGAGCAGTCTGGCTACGTTACGAGGCAGACGTAAAGATGCAGCAAATAGGGACCATGCAGGTTCCTTTGGTGTCCGGGGAGCAAACGTTCACAGAGTTCGTGTACTGGAAGGACTTCGCATGGAGCCCCTCGCGCACGTGGGATCAAGTGTGGTGGGTAGCCCGAAAAGTCCACATGAAGAAGGACAAGTTTGTTAAGCGGTTCGGCAAGAAGAATG